GCTTGACCAAAACATCGTGTCACAAACTTTTGGTAACTTCTCTAGCTCTACTGTTACTGCTTCTGTAGCTACTACAACTGCTACTGGTTTCTTGACTTCTGGTTGGGCTTCACAATCCACAATCACTTTGACTGCTGCTAACACAGGCACAATCAACTTAAATGCTGGTGATACATTCCAAATTGCTGGTGTGTATGCAGTAAACCCACAAAATCGTCAAGCTTATGGCACAAACAAACTGCGCTCATTCGTAGTTAAGTCTGCTGTTTCTGTGGCTTCTGGTTCTTCTGTTTCTGTAACTGTTTCTCCTGCTGTTATTAGCGGTGGTCAGTTCCAGAATGTGAGCATCCCTAACCCATCAGCAACTGCTGCTGTGACATTCTTTGCATCACAATACAATGCAAGTGGTTTTGGTCTAGTATCACCACAAAACATCGTAATGCATCGCAATGCGTTCACAATGGCTATGGCTGACCTTGAGTTGCCTGAAGGCGTTCACTTTGCTGGTCGTGCAAGCGACAAGGAAATTGGTCTATCAATGCGTGTAGTTCGTCAATACACCATTAACAATGACTCAATCCCTACTCGTGTTGACGTTCTGTATGGTTGGGCTCCTTTGTATCCTGAACTCGCTTGCCGAGTTGCAGCTTAATAATTAACGGATAAAGGAAAACTATTATGTCTAATCCAGGACCAGCAGTAACTAATTCAGCCCATCCCTCGAATGTAACGACTGACCAAGCATTACGCTTGTTAGCCGTTGTTAAAGGGATTAATGCTAACTCTGTAGCATCTACCGCAATTCCAGTTAATAACACAAATAACTACTTGCCAACTTCCATTATTTTCACTAATGCGAACAACGCAGGTGCAGTAGCTAACCTTAGCTCTGCTGTTATTTCTGTTTATACTGCTCCAGGTGGTGCAAGCGGAAGTGGTACTGAAGTTTTTGCTCTTACTACTTTGACCAACAACACAGCTTTGCTAGGCACTACAGTAGCTACAGCTTATGAAAGCACTTTAGCTTTCTCAGCTCAAACTTTGTATGCTTATGTTGGTACGGCAGCAGGCGCAGTCGGTACTGTAGATGCCTACATCTATGGTTACGACTTTAGCTAAAAACTAATGAAGTAAAGGGAAAAGCCATGCTCAAAAGGTATGGCTTTTTTTCTTATATACCCTATAATTGATTTACCTTATTCAAAGGAAAAAATATGTCTAAAACTACTATTGTGCGTGGCAATATCATTGCTCACAGCATCGTACAAGCAGCACTTCCATCTACCACTATTTCAGGAACAAGCACAGAAGTTACTTTTACTGTTCCAGGCGTTCAGCCAACTGATGTAGTTGTAGCGAATTTTGATGGTACTTTGGTAACTGGTATCAGCATTGGTAATGCTTACACCAATACAGCTAATCAAGTTATTGTTCGATTAATTAACTCTACTGGTTCTTCAGCAACTCAAACTGCTGGTACTTTGTTAATTCAAGTTTTGTCTTGCGAAGATAGTCCAATTTCTACTAGCGTAGCTTAAGGATAAATCATGGCATATAACTCAGCGTTTTCCCCTTTTGGGCCAACATACTTGGTTGGTAGCTTGGCTGCTGTTCAAGTAAAGTCTAGCAACAATGTATACCCTTCAGGTTATCGAATTGTAAACATTACTGCTAGTGCTATTCGAGTATCTTGGCAGCCACAAGAGCCTAATGATGGGACTTCAACTCCTGTTGTTACAGCTCCTGCTTTGACTGTTCCTTCTTACAATACGTTTTATATTCCTGCCAATGGTGTGCAAGTATTTAGCGGTATTCCTCCTAATGCTTGGTTTTTATCTAGCGCAGCTTCTAGTGCAGAAATTACACCTGGTGAAGGGATTGCATAATGAGTTCAAATCAAGTAGCTTCTACAGTTACAGTTCAAACAGTTCCTGTTCAAGCACAATTTAATTCTTCTGGTGTTTGTTTAGGTTTAGTTGGCCCTGGTGGAGCTTTCTTTAGTCCTCCATTAACAGGGGATACTATTAATCCTGCTGTATTTCAGATGGGTGGAAATACAATAGCAACTTCTGTTTCTTTGCCTACTATTGGTAGTGGATTTGGTACAAGTCCTACTATTAGCGCATCAAATACAATGGCTTTTAAAGTTGTAGTTGGTACTGGTGGCGCAGCTTCAGGATCAATTACCTTACCAACTGCTGTAACTGGTTGGATGGGTTTTGCTGCTGATGTAACAAGCGGTACTGCTCTATTTTTACAACTAACAGCAAGTTCAGCAACATCAGTAACATTTACAAGCTATTCCATTACAAGTGGTTTAGCTCAAAATATGTCTGCTGGGGATGTAATTTTAATAAATTGTTTTGCTTATTAAAGGCAATATATGGCTGGCCCTTCTTCAACAGTAGATCAAAACCTACTGCCAGTTCAGGCTTATTTTGATGTTTATGGCAATTTTCAAACATTTATAGGTCAGGGCCAACCCTTTTATGCAACAGTTAATCCTGTTCAATCAGGGTTAACCATTACCAGTAGCACTATTAACAGCACCACAATCGGTGCTTTAGTGCCTTCTACTGGGGTTTTTACTAATATTTCTACAGCTACAGGACAGATTTCAACTTCTCCTTCTGCTGCTACAGATATTGTAAATAAGCTGTATGTTGATACAGTAGCCCAAGGATTAAATCCTAAAGCTGCCTGTAAAGTAGGCACTTTGACAAATATTACTTTGTCAGGATTGCAAACGATTGATGGATATTCTGTTTTATCTGGCAATCGAGTTCTTGTAAAAAATCAAGGAACACCATCTGAAAACGGCATTTATATAGCCTCTGCAAGCGCATGGACTAGAGCAGTTGACATGGATGTATGGGCAGAAGTGCCAGGGGCTTACACAGTCGTTTTAAACGGCTCACAAGCCAATACTGCATGGGTATCTACTTCTGCTGATACAGGAACTATTGGAGTTACTCCAATTACCTTTGTTCAGTTCTCAGGAGTTTTTACTTATTACGCTGGCACAGGGTTAACCCTTGCTTCTAATACTTTTAGCATTACTCCTGTAGGCACAGCAAACACCTATGGATCTGCAAGCGCAGTTCCTGTATTTACAACTAATGCAAGCGGTCAAGTCACTAGCGTTACTAATACCACTATTGCTATTGCCAATACGCAAGTTAGTGGTCTTGGCACAATGTCAACTCAAAATGCCAATGCAGTAGCTATTACAGGCGGTTCTATTGATGGAACTACAGTAGGCGCAACAACAGCAACGACTGTAAGAGGCACAACAATTACTGCGACAACGCAGTTTAGTGGCCCTGGAACAGGATTAACTGGCACAGCAACTAGCTTAAATATTGGTGGAAATGCTGCAACTGCGACAAGCGCAGGAAGCGTAACTAATAGCCTTACTTTTAACAATAGCGGTACAGGCGGTGCTTCAGGATCTACTTTTAATGGTGGATCTACTTTAACTGTTTCCTACAACACTATTGGCGCACCTAAAGCCGATGGAACAGGCGCATCTGGCACTTGGGGTATCAATATCTCAGGAAATGCTGCAACTGTAACCAATGGCGTATATACAACTGGAAGCTATTCAAATCCTTCTTGGATTACCTCAATTCTAGGATCTATTGTTAGTGGCGCAGTCGCTTCAGCTACTTTGGCTGCAAGTGCTACAAATATTGCTGGTGGAGCTGCTGGCTCATTGCCTTATCAATCTGCTTCAGGAACGACTACATTTTTAGCTTTAGGCACTACAAACTATGTATTGACGGCTGGCGCATCTGCTCCTCAATATGTAGCTCAATCGACTTTATCGGTAGGATCTGCCACAACAGCGACAACTGCGACTAATTTGGCTGGTGGATTGGCTTATCAAATTGCTTATCAAACAGGCGCAGGAGCAACTTCATTTATTACTGCTCCTACAAATAACACAGTTTTAAGCTATACAACTGGCGGTGGCTTTGCGTGGACTACTCCAACTTCCTATGCGACTGTAACCGATGACACCACTACAAATGCAACTCGTTATCCTTTGTTCGCTAATCAAACAACTGGAAACCTTACAACAGAATATACAAGCTCTACTAAATACCAGTTCAATCCTTCTACTGGCCTTCTTACAGCCACAGGATTTAGCGGATCAGGCGCAAACTTAACTTCTTTGCCAGCAGGACAGCTTTCAGGAACTATTCCTAGTGGAGTTTTAGGCAATTCAACTTTATATATTGGCACTACTGCCGTAGTTTTGAACGCTGCAAGCGGATCAATTACTTCTTTAGCGGTAAATATTAGCGGTTCTGCTGCAAGCGCAACAACAGCTACAACTGCTACAAATGCAAATAACGTAGCTATTACTGATGACACTTCTACAGCAGCAACTTTTTATCCAACAATCGTAAGTAGTTCTACAGGAAATTTGCCTGTTAAAACTTCTTCCACTAAACTTCAATTTAACCCATCGACAGGAGTTCTTACTTCTACTGGCGGTATGGGTGGAGGAGCTTTCTAGATGGCGCAAACAGGATTTACCCCCTTACTAATATATTCAAGCTCAACGGCTACTAATGCGCCTACGGCTGGAAATCTATTAAATAACGCCACAGGCTCTGAATTAGCTATCAATATTGCTGATGGAAAGCTTTTCTATAAAGATTCTGGTGGTTCTGTTCAAGTAATAGCTTGGAAAACTACTCCTACAACTGCTGGCGGTACTGGCCTTACTAGCTATACGGCTGGTGATTTGCCTTATTACGCATCAGGAACGGCTTTTACTAAGCTTGGAATTGGCACTAGCGGTTACTTTTTAACCTCTAGCGGTTCTGCGCCTCAATGGACTGATCCTACAACTCTTGCTGTTACTAGCATTAGCTTTGGAACTACTGGCTTAACTCCTTCTACAGCCACAAAAGGTGCTGTAACTGTTGCAGGAACTCTTGTAGTGGGAAATGGCGGTACAGGATTAACTAGCCTTACTGCTGGATATATACCTTATGGAAATGGAACAAGCGCATTTAACTCTAGTTCTACACTAACATATAACGGAACAACTTTATCTGCTGGTAATTTTGTTCCTTCTAGCTCTAGTATTCCATCAAATGGCATATATTTACCATCAACAAATTCTTTAGGGTTTTCAACAAACAGCACTTTAGCTGCAACAATATTTTCTTCAGGCGGTGTTTCCATTGGTAACACTACAGACCCAGGCGCAGGTAATTTATCTGTAACTGGGGAAATTTATTGCGCTAAAGGCATTGGTTCTACGCAATCATTTTCGGCTTATCAAAGCACTACCCAAACTATAGCGAATGGAACAAGCACAAAAGTTCAATTTCAAACAAAAGAATGGGACACCGCAAGTAAATTTGATGCGACTACTAATTATAGATTTAGTCCTACCATATCTGGATATTATCAAGTTAATGCTTGCGTAGGATTTTCTGGAGATGCAAATGCAGGTGCTGTTTTAGCTATTATATTTGCAAATGGTAGTCCAGTAAAATCAGGAACATATACTAGCGGTAATGCTTTTATCGGAGCGCAAACTAATGTTTCAACTTTAATTTATTTAACTTCTGGTGATTACATTGAAGTTTATGCTTATCAAGGTTCTTTTGCCAATCAAAATACAACTAACGCAGCATCATCAACTTATTTTCAAGCTGCATTAGTAAGAGGAGTATAAAATGACTTTATATGACAAAATAATTTTAATTTATCCTGAATTAACAATTAAAGATTTTGCTCCTTTTACTGGAACAATTCTTCTTCAAAATGATTCTGATGGAAAAGGCGATTACATTAAATCTTGGAAAAATTCCAATCCACAACCAACTCAAGAACAGCTTGATGCTATTACAGGATAAATTATGACAACATTAGTGCCAAAAATTGATTTTAAAAATGGTGGAACAAATCCAGCAGGAGCTATTAATAGAACTAGCTCTGCAAAAATGCAGGATATTGTTTCTGTAAAAGATTATGGAGCTGTAGGTGATGGAACAACAGACGATACAGCAGCTTTTAATAATGCTATTTTGGCTTTAGCTTTAGGTGGCGGTGGTATTCTTATTTGCCCTACAGCTAACTACAAAATTGCTGGAACTATTCTTTTGCCAGGTTTCGTTCGTATTGACCTATGTAACTCTACTTTAACTGGCTCTGGTTTTGGAAGCTCAACAGATTTATTGCAAACAGCATATTTAAACTCTGGTGCTTTAGTTTCCAATATTGGAACAACATTAGATACTAAGCTTGCCTACAACTGTAGTATTACAAATGGCATTATTCAAAACACAGGTATTGCACTTCATCTTCAAGATTTTATTAACTGTTCTGAAGTATCTAATATTCGTTTTGTTGAATGTCAATACGCTATTTTTGGTACTGCTCTTTATTATTCTAGCTTTACAAATCTTAATTGTTATGGAACAAGTACGGCATACACAACAGCTACAAACGCTGCATACTATTTTGGCGATGGAAATGGTTTAACTGGCACTTATATTAATATTTGTGAAATTAACTCAATTACTGCTGGTGGCCGTATTCTTGGCATTGCTATTGGTGGAAGTGCTTATGCTTTAACATTTAAAAACTGTTCTGCTGAAGGATGTACAACAGGATTTAAAATGCTTGGTGGTGAGGCAGCCCCTCTTAAATTTGATACTTGTTATTTTGAAGGTTGCAGTAGTATTGCGCTTGATTTTAATGAAACAACGTATGGTGAAAATGAAATAACTATTGATAATTGTTTTTTTAACTTTTGCGGTATTGGAGTTAAAGGAATTATTGGCAACAATGTAACTAGAGGAAACATTTTTCTAAATAACAATAATGAATTTAGAAATTGCACTACTAATTTTATTGAAACAGATGATTCTTATAGCACAGGAAAAACTTACATACCCCCAGTAGGCATAGCTACAAATGGATTGCCTGTATATAACTCTCAATACACAGTAGGCGCAAAAACTACTTTAGATTATGACAACTTTATAACTTCTGGCGGTGGTATTGTTGCTAGAACTCATATTGGTCAGAATACTATTATTCCGTTTTATGCTGAAGGAGATTCTGGGCCAACCTCTATTGGCGGTGGTGTTATGTTTACCACTACAACTTTATCAGGAGTATCAGCAACAGCCACTATAACTTTAAATACTAAAATTAAATTGCGTGAATTTAGTTCAATTTTAGCGTATAAAATTTATGTGTCTAATTCAACTACAGGCATAAATACAGATTTATATGGTTTTATTTTTGGGTCTAAAGTAGTTCAACATGATTCAAGTGGAAAATCTGTAACTGTAACTGCCGATGGGAATGGGTATTATCAAGTAGTATTTAGCTCGTTTGATAACTCTGCTGGAACAACTCTTATTAGCGGTACTTTAAGGCATATTTAACATGAATTATAAATGGTCAATTCTTGATATATCAGCCAGCAATGGTTTGATTACTCATGCAAAATACAAAGTCAGTCTTACTGATGAAGATAAAACTGTAGAAACTGAAGGTAATTGGTGGTTTAACGGCACAGAAGCTAAAGTGCCTTTTGATCAAGTTACAGAAGAAATGGTAGCTTCTTGGATTGAACAAGAAACTATGAAAGACGGAGTAAACCTTATAAAATCTAGGCTAGAAGAACAGTTAAATGAGCTAAATAAGCAAGATACTGTTATTGCGCCTTGGTTGCCTCAAGTCTTTACCCCTAATTAGGAGCTTATATGGCAGTTAATCTTTCACCTATTGGTGGCGCAGGATGGCAATTTTTTGATAACAATGGTGTTCCGTTAGCTGGTGGTTTGATTTATACCTATCAAGCAGGAACTTCAAGTCCTCAAGCAGCTTATACAACTGCATTAGGAAATATTGCTCATTCAAATCCAATAGTTTTAAATTCTGCTGGTAGAGTGCCAGGTGGAGAAATATGGTTAAGTATTGGAGTTTCTTATAAATTTACAATTAATGATGCTAATAACGTATTAATTGGCACTTATGACAATATTAATGGTACTGGTTCAGGTGGTCAAGGATATGTAACTGCCACTCAAGCTCAAACAGTTGTAACTGTTCCTTTTGCTTATGTAGTAGGTACAAATAATTTAAAAGTTTATGTAAACGGAAGTAAACAAGTTATTACATTAAATTACACCGAAACAAATACAACTTCAGTTACTTTTGTTAGTGGATTGAATGTTGGAGATATTGTGGAGTTTACACAATGACAAAACCTTTAGATATTATTAGCCGAGCTTTAAAAGATATTGGCGCATTAGAGGCTGGAGAAGTTCCAACGGCTGATTCTGCTCAAGATGCTTTTGATATGCTTAATGACCTAATTGATCAATGGTCAAATGAAGATATGATGGTGTTTAATACCACAGAAATTATATTTCCTTTGATTTCTGGTCAAGTTCAATACACTATTGGCCCTAATCCATCAACTGCAAACTACATTGGCGCATCATTTACAGGCTCTATTGCTGGCAATATTTTGACTGTAACTGGACTTTCCACAGGCGCAGTTGCTCAAGGTCAAACTTTAAAAGGTTCAGGAATTTTGCCTGGTACTAAGATTGTTGAGTTTATTACTGGTGCTGGCGGTCAAGTCAATGAAGTTGGCACTTATAGACTTAGCATTACTTATCCGACTCCAGTAGCTTCACAGCTCATTACTGCTTACTATCAAAAGCCTTTATTTATTGATCAGGCTTATGTAAGGATTAATACAAATTCTAATGGTCAGCCTGTACAAAATGGCGGTTTGGACTATCAAGTAGCCGTATTGTCGTTGGATAATTACAATCAAATAGGTCTAAAGACTTTGAATGGCCCTTGGCCTAAAGCTCTTTATTACAATCCTAATGCGGATACTGGTAACGTATTTGTATGGCCTAATCCAGCTCAAGGTGAGATGCATATGTTCTCATCTACCATTTTCAGTAACTATGAAACTTTGTATGACGATATTGTGCTTCCACAAGGCTATTCAATGGCTCTTAGATGGAATTTGGCTGAACGATTGATGCCTATGTATGGCAAAGCTTCTGCAACGCAAATTGGCATGATTAATGCTTATGCAGCTCAATCTAAGTCAACTATTAAACGCAACAATATGCGACCAATCGCTGCTGCTGGTTATCCAGACTCTATGCTTGTTGGTAGAGCTAAAGATGCTGGTTGGATTTTGAGTGGGGGTTTTTTCAGGTAGAGGATTGTTTGACAAGATTGATTCTTTTATGTATAGTGAAATTTCTTACAACAGGAGATTTTTATGTATACAAAAGAAGAAAAGTTGGCAAAACAAAGACATTGGTATCAACTTAGAAAAGCTGGGCTTGGTTCACCAAATTGCGGTAGACCAGCAAATACTGCTGAAGTTCTTTGGAGCAAAGTTGATAAGCGTGGTGAAGATGAATGTTGGGAATGGAAAGGCTTTAGGAATCATGATGGATATGGAAGGACTTGGATTAATGACAAAGGCTACTATGCCCATAGAGTCATCTATTCGCTTGTCTATCCAAACTCTATTAATCTTAATGCGCCAAAATCAACAGATAATTCAGGCTTTCTTTTACATACTTGCGATAATCCTTCTTGTTGCAATCCAAAGCATTTATGGGTTGGCAATCATGCTGATAATATGGCAGATAAAGCTGCAAAAGGTCGTAGCCCAGACTTTAGTGGTGGCAAAGGCCCTCGTTGCAAACTTACAATGGAACAAGCTAGAGAAGCTCGTTTGCTTAGGAAAACTGGTATGACTATTCCACAATTAATGGAAAAATTTAATTTAAGTCGTGCAAGCATGAAAACCTTGTTGCGTGGTGATTCATACAAGGAAAGCGAGTAATTTATGGATTTTGGTTTTGTCGGCCCTAGTTATGAAGCTCCTTCAATTTATCAAAGCGATCAGGAATGTATTAACTTTTACTTGGAGATTGATCCTAATAAAGGTCAAGGATCTAGAGGCGCAATAGCTTTATATCCTACTCCAGGACTTGTTGAAGTAGCCCAACTTCCACCTGGAGAAGTAAGAGCAATGTTTCCTTTGCATGGAACCATTCCTTTTATTATGATTGTGATTTGCGCTGATCAAGTTTATAAAATAGATGAGGCTTACAACGCAACATTAATTGGCACTTTAGATACGACTACTGGCCCATGCCAGATTTCTTACAATAGAAGCCCTACAGATGGCATTTTTGCATTTATTGTAGATGGCTTAGAACGCTATTATTACGTTCCTGCTACAGATACTTTTACTGAAATTGCTTATACAGATGGCCCTTGGCGTGGTGCTTCTTGTTGTGACGTAATCGACAATTACAACATTTACAACGAAGTTGGCACTAATAATTGGGCTTGTACCGATATTTCTTCTCCTTATTCAACTGCTGCTTATTACGGCACAAAAGATGGTGAACCTGATCCTATTATTTGCGTTATTGCAGATCATAGACAAGTCTATTTAATGGGTGATCAAACAACTGAAGTTTGGGTGGATGTAGGAAGTCAAATCTCAGGATTAACTACTTTTCCATTTGCTCGTATTTCAGGCACTATGCTTCAGCATGGATGCGCTGCTTTTAATAGCGTATGGCAATTTGAAGAACAGATTATGTTTGTTTCTCAAGATGCTCGTGGTCAAGGCGTTATTGGAGCAATTCAAGGCTATACCTTTGTAAGGCTATCAAATCATGCCGTAGAGCAGACTTTGATGAATGTAAATCTAAGTGATGCCGTTGCCTATACTTATCGTCTAGAGGGTCATGAGTTCTATGTAGTTACTTTCCCATCTATTGATTTGACTTGGGTTTATGACTTAACCACTAAAGCTTGGCATAAATGGCTTTCTTGGGATAATCAAACTGGATACCATCGTCATCGTTCAAATTGTGGTGCTTTTTTTGGTAATTATTATCTTGTTGGGGATTACGAAAACGGAAAAATTTATCAATTAAACAATGAAGTTTATACAGAAGATGGCAAAACAATCCGTAGATTGCGTAGATGCCCTCATTTAGTAACTGACCTTCAACGTCAATATTTTGCAGAAATGCAGATTCAATTTCAGCCTGGTGTAGGCTTACAAACTGGTCAAGGCTATGATCCTCAATCTATGCTCCGTTGGTCATCTGATGGCGGTTCTACATGGTCTAGTGAACATTGGGTAACTATTGGTAAAGTTGGAAAATACAATAATCGTGCCATTTGGCGTAGATTGGGTTGGTCAAGAGATCGTATTTATGAAGTAGTTGTTTCCGATCCAATTAAAGCCGTTATTGTTTCTGCTAATTTAAAGGCTGAAGGTGGGGAAAACTAATGGCTACTGGGCCAATTAATACCAATATTCGGTATCCTCAAAGCCAGTTTTTAGATCCTTTAACTCAAAGGCCAGCTAGAGAATGGCTTATTTGGCTTCAAAACCCTAATGTAGTCAGTCAAACAGTAAATTACATCATAATTAATGGTGGGGATATTAATAACACTCCTATTGGAGATATAACCCCATCTACAGGCGTATTTACTAATTTAACTGCCTTATTAGGAATAGGAGGAGGTCAGTTTTGAATACTCAATTAATTAAAAAACAAATTCTTCCAGTAATTCAATTAAGGGAAAAAGTAGAACGACTTCAAGATGCTCTTTTGGAGATGCCTCAAGCGGATATAAAGTTTTTGCATGATTTTGAACCTGGCAAATATATTCGCACAATGATTGCTCCTCCTTGGTCAGTTATTGTTGGTGCTGAACATAAAACCCCTTATAAAGTAATTCTTAAAAAGGGAACAATAGCGGTCAATATTGATGATGAAATAAAGACTTTGACAGCTCCTATGGAATTTGATGCTCCAGCAGGAATCAAACGTGTTGGTCGTGTATTTGATGAAGAACTTATTTGGATTGATATTTACGAAAATCCAGATAATTGTACGGATATAGCAACAATAGAGGATAGGTTATACATTATTCCTGAATGTGGATTAATGTCTAATCGAATTTTAGAACATAAAACTGAACAAAAAGATACCGAAAAGCTTTCTAATGGCATTAAAATGCTATTAGCTAATAATCTCGGTTTTAGTGATTAGGGAGAAGCATTATGGCAGGAGGAATAACAGCAGCAGTAATTGGAGGCGCAGCCGTTTTAGGCGGTGCTTATATGAGTTCGCAAGGGGCGCAAAATGCTGCCAATACTCAAGCTAATGCTGCTTCACAACAACAAAGCAATTTACTTGCTGCTGGTCAAACTGCATCGCAACAATTTACCCCATATGCAAATTATGGAGCTACTCCTTTAGCTAGTTTAACTGCAAATAATCCTTACTTTAATCAACAATTTACTGCTGCTGATTTACAGTCTAATTTAGCTCCAAATTACCAATTTATGCTTGGACAAGGTTTAGGAGCTACTAGCGAAAATATAAACGTAGGTGGTGGTGGTTCTAATGCAAATATGGCGAGAACCAAGTTTGCTGAAGATTATGCTTCTAATGCCTATCAAAACGCATTTAATAACTTTCAAACCCAAAGAGGCAATATTGCAGCTATTGATTTAGCTAATACTAATGTAGGTCTTGCTGGTTCTACAGGATCTGCAAATGCTCAACTTGGTACTGCAACCAATATTGCAAATTTAGGAATTGGTTCTGCTAATGCTACTGCTGCTTCTCAAATTGCACAAGGCAATATTTATGGTGGAGCAGCAAATTCATTAGGTGGAATAGGTTATGCAACAGCATCTCAACTTGGCGCACAAAATACAGCTCAAAATGCTGCTATGCAAAATCAATTAAGTGCTGGTGGATATGGTAATAATGCTTTAAGTAACTTTACAAATAATCAATCTACCAATCCTAATTCATCATCATTTATTGGGCCTCAAGTAGGTTAAGGAATAATTATGGCAATTTCTATAGGATCACTTACAGTTCCACAATTAGGTCAAAATCTTGATCCAAGCATTTACGGCAGTCAAAATGCGCCTAAATCTATGACTATTGCGGATATGCTTGATATATCTAATAAAAATCTTGAATTACAAAAAAGATCAACATTATTGCCTTCTGAAATTGAAGCTGGTCAAGCTACAGCTAAAAAAGCAACTACTGAAGCACAAAAAGCGCAATTTGGATTTACAAATGATCAAGGTGTTGTAGCACAAAATGAAGCTGCTAGATTGTTAAAAGATCCAAGAATTAAAGATGCACAAAATACTCCTGAAGGTAGAGAAAAAGCATTAAGGGCATTAGATGAAGTTGGCAGCACTTTAAAAACAAAAGGTTTGCATGACGATGTAATTAAAGGAATGTTAGGCCAATACTATACTCAAGCCCTTCATGATCCTACACAAATTGCACCAAAAATTGATCAAGGATTATCTGCTGCTACTGGTGCTGCAATTCAAAGACAGCAACTTACTCCTCAATATACAACTAATGCTTCTGGGGATATTGTTGGGCTTACATCTGGAACTAATCAAATTTCTCAACCTCAAGGAATGGGAAATAAAAATTTAAATCCAACACTTCCAGGCGTTCAAAACTTTGGTAAATATCAAGAAGATCTTACTAATAGAGTTGCTGGTGGAACACAAATTGATATGCGATTAAATGAAGCAGAGAATTTGATGAAAAACTTTAAACCAGGTGCTGGAGCAAGAACTTATGTTGATATTGCTCAAAAACTTCAAGCTATTGGCGCACCTCAAGATTTAGTGGATAAAGTTGCAAAAGGCGATTTGTCAGCAGCTCAATCTATGAATAAATTTATTGCTCAATCTGTAACTGCTGGTATTGGTGCAATGCAAGGCAATCCAACGGCAAATATGATGAACGATTATCTTAAAAATAATCCTGATATTGGAAGTGATCCTAGAGCATTGCAAAGATTTATTGATTTTGCTCATAAACAAAATGAAGTTGCTTATGAAGAACAACGTTATTTGCTTGAAAAAAATAAAAACAAAACATTAAATCCTGATACTCATGTCGGAGAAGTTCAACAACATATTATTAATAAATTTGTTAATCCAAAAAATGAAACAAATCAATCTAATAAACAAATTGTTAGAACTGGTAAAACAAAAAGCGGTCAAAAAGTAATAGAATATTCTGATGGAACAAGGGAAATTCAATAATGGATAATCTTTACGCATCTTTGGAAAAAAGATATATGCTTCCTGAAGGAGCATTATCTGCTGTTGAATCTACAGAAAGCGGTGGAAATGATTCCGCTATTTCACCAAAAGGTGCTAAAGGTCGTTTTCAATTTATGCCAGCAACTGCCGAAGCTTATGGTGTAGATACTTCAGACAAAGTTAGTTCTGCTCATGGTGCTGCGCAATATTTATCAGACCTTCAAAACCAATATGGAAGTTTTAAAGCTGCACTTGCTCATTACAATGGCGGAACTAAAGCAGCCAAAGCTGTTTTAGCTGGTCAAGAGCCTTCAGCAGAAGAAACAAGAAATTATTTAAAAAAAGTTAATTCAAAAATTAATCTTAAAGATGAAGATATTACTTGGGATGAGCCAAAAGGTTCTGTAACAATTTCTGCGCCTAAAGATGAAGATATTACTTGGGACAAACCTACTGAAGATTTATCAAAAAAATCAGGTTTAGAGTTATTTGGTAAAGGTTTGAAAGCTTCTGGTAAAACAACTATGACAGGAATTGGTCAAGTTTTAGATCCATTGGCGCAACAATTAGAAGAAGCATTTCCTGCTGTTTCTAAATTTGGTCAAAAGCTTAATATGCCTTCTGCAAAAGAAGCTGCTGCTGGTCGTGAAGCAGAAATTCTTGCGCAAAGAGAAGAAAATAAACCTTTATTGGAAACTCCTGCTGGTTTAGCTGGAAATATTACAGGCGAATTAGGACAAGCTGTATTACTGCCAGGAGGAACTATTGGAAAAGCTGCCTTAACTGGAGCAACAATGGGAGCAGTTCAGCCTACATTACAAGATGAAAGCAAAGCTTTTAATGTTATTTCTGGAGCTGGTGTAGGTGCTGCTGGTCAAGGAATAGTTAATGCTTTAGGTCGTGTTGCTCAACCAATTACTAATCAAATTGGCGAAATTGGTGCAAACGCAGTTAAAACTTTGCGTGAAGCTGGAATACCATTAGATGCAGCTCAAGCTACTGGATCTGCTTTATTGGGTCGAGTAAAAGCTGCTTTATCAGATAATCTATTTACTGCTGGCGCACAACAAGAGTTTAGTGGAGTGCAAAAACAAGCATTTAACAAAGCCATTGCAAAGACAATGGGTGAAGATGCAGACAAAATTACTCCATCTGTTATTTCTAATGCTAAAGAGAATATTGGCAAGATTTATGATGATGTTGCTGCCAAAGTAAATATTCGTGCAGATGATAAGTTTTTAAACAATTTATCAGCTATTGATGATGAAGCAAAAAATATTTTAAATGATCAGCAATACAGCATTATTGATAAAAACATTAAAAATATTCTCAATAAAGCTTCATCAGAAGGCAATCAATTAAATGCATCACAATATCAAAACATTAAAAAGACTTTAGATAGATTATCTGGAAGTTCTGATACTGATGTTGCTTCCTATGCTCGTGATTTGCGTGATGTATTAAATAAAGGTCTTAGCGATTCTGCTGAAGCTACTGGCAATAAAGAATTAGTTTCTTCTTTAAAAGAAGCTAATAAACGCTGGGGCAACATGAGAAAAATTGAAGATGTTGCATTAAAAAATGCAGAAGGCGATATAAGCCCATCTTTGCTATATAACTCATTAACAACCAAAGCAAAACGCAATGCTTTTTATGCGGAAGATAATGAATTATCAAAATTGGCTGCTGCTGGAAAAATTGTATTGCCTGAAAAATTACCAAATAGTGGAACCATTGCTAGAGGATTAGCACAAGCTGCTGTTCCTGCTGCTGCTGGAGCTGCTTATGGTTTATATCAAGGCGATTATATGGATGCTTTAAAAGGAGTTGCTTTTGGTGTTGCTGCTCCAAAATTAGCTCAAGCTGCTATTAATAATCCTAAATTTGCTGCCTATCTTGAAAAAGGAATAGGTCAAAATGCATTGCGTAATTTATTACAAGCACCTAGTAAAATTGGCTTAGGTAAAATTCCATTAGCTTCTTACGAATCTTATTTGCAACAAGTTCAAAAAGAAAAAACTAGGAAATAACAATGGATTCGCAAACAATAATAAATACTGTTATTGCTTTAGTTGGCTTTTTAGGCGGTTGGATCTTAAAGGTTATTTGGGAGGCTGTTAAAGAGCTACAAATTGCCGATAAAATATTGGTAGATAAAGTCAATACTATTGAGATTCTGATTGCTGGTAATTATATGTCTAAGCAAGATTTTGACAAGATTGCTGCTGCTATTTTTGCTAAATTAGACAAGATAGAAGATAAGCTAGATCGAAAAGTTGATAAATGAAAGCCCATCGATCAAAAACGATGTGGTTTTCTTTAGCACTTGTGATATTTGGTGCTTTATTTGACAATCTATCTTATGTGCAAAACAGTATTGATCCAAAATATTATGGCTTTATCCTTATTGGGATTGGCATTATTGTTGCTGTATTGCGCTTTGTGACTTCTAAACCAATAGAATAATGTTTCCACTACCAATACTTACTTATGTCAAGATTGTGGTTGGAATTGTTCTTTTATCTGGGTGCTTTTATGGTTATGTTGAGCATAATCGTTTTGAAGCATATAAAACAGAAATCAAAAATATCGCTAAAGAACAAGAAGCAAAAAATGAATCCATTCGGACACAGCAGGAACTCATAAACAAAACCACCAAGGAAACCTATGAAGCTAAGTTATCTGCTATTAAGTCTTATTATGGTGGGTTGCACAACTCCAGTAGCGGTCAAATGCCCTCCATTTCCAATCCCTCCACAGGAGCTAATGTCAGCCCCTCCGACCAGCTACTTGCTTGCGCCTATACAACGCAACAATTAGTTAGCCTTCAAGATTGGATTAAGGAACAAGTCGCATTAAGATGAATATTGAACAATTACAAGCATTAGGAATTGATCCTAAATGGCTTAAACCTTTAAACGATACTTTTGCCAAATATGGCATAGATACCCCAAAACGCCAGGCAGCCTTTATTGGTCAATGCCAGCATGAATCAGGCAACTTCAAAACTTTAGAAGAAAACCTTCATTATTCTGCTGGTGCTTTGATGCGAGTCTGGCCTTCTCGTTTTTCTGATGCTGCAACTGCCGAAAAGTACGCAAACAATCCACAGGCTATTGCAAACAAGGTTTATGGCGGTAGAGCCGATCTTGGCAATACTGAAGATGGTGATGGCTGGAAATTTCATGGTAGAGGCGTTATACAGCTCACAGGGCGTTCAAATTACACAGTATGTGGACAAGCCCTAAGTCAGCCATTTATAACGCAACCAGAGCTTCTATTAGAGCCACAATGGGCTTGTATGTCTGCTGGATGGTACTGGAATCGCAAGCAAATTAATTTGTTGGCAGACGATGAAAATTGGGAAACAATGACTAAAAGAATAAATGGCGGTCTTTTAGGATTACAAGATAGAATTGATAAAATACATAAAGCTATGGATATTCTAGCGATGTAGTCGCTTTTTATGTTTTAAATTAAGGGCAAGCTCTATTGTGTATTTAAGAGCTTCCCATTCACCTCTTTGCATCACTACTGGAATTAACTCTTGTTGAGCATCAATCTCAGCAAATTTTTTAGTTAAATATTCAGCCATTGCTTCTTGCTCATGTTTACTTCTTTTAGGCTTTTTTGTCATATAAGCTGAATTAAAGGCTTTTTGTTCTCAACATGGTCTAAAGCTGCTTGCCAGGCTTGAGTCCACAGATTAAGAGCTGTAGATCCTTCATAAAAGAAATCAGGATAAACAGCAAAAAAGGTTTCTTCACAATCATCTGATGGAACTTTCACGTTTCCAGCAAAAGGAATGGATTCATTAACCATGATTTGCAAACTCCTTATGATA